AATGATATGAGCCTAATTCAGTAGGATGTTCAATAAGTTCCACATTCTTATTATTTTGAAACTCAACAATAGCCCTTACTGAATTGTAAGCCATTTGTTCTTTCTCTTTCTCAAGCATTGATTCTGCTAACACAATTATCCTATCATTGTACATAAAAGGCATTGCCTCATCATCTTCTTGACGCTTCTTGATTATCTCAATCAACTCTTGTATTGGTGTTTTCATTTCGTTGGTGTTAAAGGTTATATGTATGTACGTATAATGTGAAAGGTTACCCTTATTTTGTATGCTTAAACGTACAATTTTACCCTTATTTGTATCATTTAAGGCTCATCGTTGTGAGGATTTGCGATTCGCGAATCATCTTGGGTCTATATCCTCTTGGGTTACGATAATCTCAATGCCTTCGTACTTCAGCTGCTGTAGTGCCTTGCGGCATTCTCTTGCTTTGTCGATAGTGTCAAAGACCACATCGAACTTGTTCTTGACGTACACTCTAAACTTTTTCATAGTAGGTTCTTTAATCGCAAGCATTCAGTGTTTAGTTTTTCTGCTCTTGCTTGTTGTCTATTCTTTTCCTTCTCTAATCTAGCATATTTTAATTGATAATCAGCAAGTTGCGTGTCATAATTTCTCTTCATCACGTCAATTTTTCGCTCATACATATCAATCATTGCGTTGATCGTCTTGTCTCCGGTGACCGGGATCTTCCTTTTACTGATGACTTCTTTGATCTGTTCCTGGTATTGGTCCATCAGGTCTTGGATCTCTTCGAGGACCATTAGGTAGACTTGCTTGTAGTTGCTGTCGTAGATGAAGTTCTGTTCGTGCTGCTTCCTAGCGTGCAGCACTGTGCAGTGGTCCTTTTCCATTATCGATCCTATTCCGGATAGCGATAAGGCCGTGGCTTCTGTTGCAGCCACCAGGAAGGCAAAGCGCCATACGACGTTCTCTCTCTTTCTGTTGTTTCCAATGTTATTCTCTTTCTCGATCTCTTTCCACAGCGCTCGTAGCATATACTGTTGATCGAGGATCATCTCTAGCCTTGAGACATCTTTTGTTGATGTATTTGTTGTAGCCATTCTAGATGTTCTTTTTTGTCACCGTATTCTACGTGGCACTTTCTGCATACCGCCATCAGGTTTTTGATTTGATCGGCCGCTTTGTTGCCGCCGATCCCTCTCCTGTGTATGTGATGGATGTCTACTGCTCTAGTTCCGCATACCTCGCAGGGTATGAAGTCGTCTAGGACGTAGCCGAAGTGCTGCATATAGATCTTGGTGTGCTTTTTCATATTGTCGTTTGTTCCGGTCCTTTGCGTAGCATCTTGACCAGGTCCTGGCCTCCTATTACGAAGCCGGTGTTGCCCGGCTTGCTGCGTAGCACGATCGGTTCCTCCATCGGAGTGGGCCGGCCTCCGGTCTCCATCTCTTTTACCTTCCTGATATGCAGGTGGCTGTACATCCAATCGTCAGGGTGCTGGCTGTACCTATGTATCACCATAAAATCCGAAGCCCGGTTCACCCATTTACCGCCACCTTCAGAGTCGGCAGCCATTGGTGGGCTCGGGAAGCCTTCGTAGTTTGATCCTTTCTTATTGGTCCGGCGCAGCGCCTCTGTCACGGCGTGCGTATTAAGCCATATGCTGACGTTGTTCTTGCTGCAGAACATTCGCATCTCGCTTGCCGCCATATAGTCGTAGTCGTGGCTTGTCAGTCCTGTGAGGGCCGTCTTGTCTTTTGCTAGGCTGTTGTAGGGATCGATAAGGAAACCATCGTATTCCCATTCATCGTAGACCTCCTGTGCGCTCTTTAGGAGCGACTTGTAGGTCTGCAGCTCGCTGATGTCCATTATCATAAAGTACTGCTGTAGGAACATCAGGCTGGTTTCGAATTGCATCATCGTCATATGCTCCAGGACCTCACCGTTGTAGTATTCTATGAGCTTCTTCATTATGGAGTAGGGCTCGTTTTCGCTTGAGTAGATCAACCACTTCAGGTTGTTCTTCAGGCTTTGGATCAGCATCAGGTAGATTGTGAGGCTGGTCTTCCCTACATTGGCGTGGCCAAGTATGATGTTGAAGTTGCGTGGCTTGAACCGGAAGTATTGGTCTATGGCCGGATGTCCGAAGGTGTAGCCTTCTTTGATTCTTCCTTCTTTTACCGAGAGCAGGTCCTCGTGTAGTTTGCTATAGTTAATCGTATTCTTCGTCAGTCCCATTGTCGTATTTTATTCTGTCGAGGAGCATATTGTGCTGCTCCTGGAGCTCTATGAATTGCAGCTGCAATATCATATAACTTTGGGCAAGATCCTTGTAGGATTGATCTTTTCTCCATAGTTGCTCCGAGAGCAGTCTTTCTAGTTCCTCTTCGTACATCAGATGTATTCTTCACACTCGCTGCAAGTGTGTTCGGTTAAAGAGACTACCGTGCCGCATACGACACAGTAGTCCTGTTCTTCCTGTACGTTAGAATGGCAGATCATCGTCTTCTTCCATTTGTGGTGCAGGAGTAGGCTGCTCTCTGTATTGAGACGGTGCCGGTTGTGGTGGCGCCGGTGCTTCTTCCTTCTTCTTTCCTGCGTTGATCCAGGTATTGAACATCTCTGCAGCGTGCAGTGTATGTTCTATCTTGAGGTTGTGGATCGCTGCGAATTCTACGGCTGCCTTTAGGGCCACCTGGCGCACAATCAGCTCGTCTTTGCTTCCTCCCTTGTTTGCTCCGTAGGCCGGCTTGAAGCCGCCTCCGCTGTTTCCTCCGCCTTGGAAGTTAGGGTTGACTCTTTTCATTCGGCTCTTCTCTACGTCGTAGGTGTAGGTGAGCTCTTCTCCTACTTTTGGTTCCCAGCTCTTGGTGAAAATATCACCTGTCTGTCCATTGTCCATTGTGAGCTTGTAGATTTGCAAGCCGTTCCACTCTTTTTGGAACATCACGTCTTTGATCGTTGCTGTCGTCATTGTTTAGTAATTTTCTTGTTTGACATTCTTAATGTACTCATCTATCATCATCTGCGTTGTTTCAGCGCTGATGTCGCTTGTGAGCTGTAGCTCTCTGTAGATGAAGTTTCGGGTTAGGTGCAGCTCCTGGCGGAGTGCTGCGATCTCCGCTTGGTAGATCTCGTTTAGTTGTTTTTCCATTGTCCTTTGTTTTTGGTTAGTGCTAACGTAACACTTTAATTTTGAACACACAAGAAAGGCCCGGTAATAAAACCGGGCCTGACTTAACCTACTAAACAAAGGGACTAACGTAGGGATATTGTAATTACTGCAGTGTCTCTTGTAATCTCCTGATCAGCCAGGAGTTTAATTTCTCGAACGTGTTTAGGACTGTCGTCAGGAATGAATCCAAGATCCACCAGGCTATCGCACACAAACTTTGCAACCATAATAGAATTATCAACGTCGTAGCGATAGTTGCACCGTATATGTACTTTGGCAGCTGTGTAGCTATCAACGTCATAGCGTAGAAGCTCTCTATCGATCTCTGTCTTCCACTTATCTTTTTCTTTCTTTCGGAAGGTCCAGTGCTTACTGGAGTAGAAGGCGTTGAGGGACGGAACTTTGCCAATAGTGATCTCAATTTCATTGGTCCATTGCATCTAGTAGCCGTTGTGATTTTTCAGGATCGTACTTTCCGATCTGTGTGTAGATGCAACGGCTGATGGAACGGAGAGCTTCCCTGCTCTCCTGGCCAGCTGTGCTGTCGTTCCAGTTAGCGTGAATTGAAGTGTCTATTGCGAGTAGTGTATCTACGATTGTCATTGTCCCTTAATTAAGGCTAGGGCTTGAAAGCCCTAGCTAGATTAACTAATATTAGTAATATAACTAATATAATAATTAACTTAACTAGACCAAAGGTAGTCTTTTTTTCTTTGTACACAATTTTCGGGACCTTTATTTCTTTTACTATCCGAATGGTGTCGGATAGACATTCAGCTTGTACCTGTATCGTGTCGTGAATGCGTCTTATCTTGATTCTAACGCCGTTTCTCTCTATTGTGGTGGTATCTATCCTTTTCAGGACGATCGTGTCTCTAACGAGCTTTTCTTGAGTTATTACTATTGTGTCTAGTATTTCTGTTCTTTCCTGTACAATCGTGGGATCCTTTGCAATCGCACGCTTTAGGTGCCACTGGGCACCACAGCTTTGCAGCAGTAGGGCAACAGTTACGATCCACAGGCTTCGCATTCTTCAGGGTTTTCTAGGTTACAGGTTGGTTGTTCTTTTTCTTCTAGGTCTTTGATGAATTGCTCGAAATCTGTATCGTTCATAATTTGTCTTTAGAAAAGAATAACATAAAGGCTACGCCAAAGAAAGTCCCTGCCTCTGTGAGACTCGCTTT